GCCACAAGCCTGTCGATATCCGGAGGAGGCGCGTCTTTGAGCTTCTGAAGATCGATCTTGAGAGTGCCGATTTCCTTGTCCTTCTCACCCACAGTGGCGCGGAGTGCAGTCAGGTCGGCGGTTGAATCTGTTAGTTGCTTCTGCAACTTGGCAATGGCTTGCTCGCCCTGCTCGGTCGTCTGGATCGTGATCCCGTCAATGGTAACGGACTTAAACATTGGTGCGGTGCTCATGTCATCTACCTCTACAGGATTAACCCAGTCCCCAATCCGAAGCTCTGGACCGCCTCGGGCTTGGTCGACAATGGCAATGTGGTTGGCGCGGATATTGGTTTGGCGGGCATGATACTCAACGCCATCATGGACGCCGGATTCCCAAACTAGGTCACAATCATACCCCACGGAAAGCTGGCGAGTACCAGCTTTGACGATGGATATAGCATCAGCAGCTTTAATAATCAGCGGGATGCGGAGGCGGTTACCTTCTCGGAGAACCTCCGTACTAGTCTCTCCAACGGCTAGATCTCGCCAATTAGAAGCATCAACCTTCTGGTCTGGATGGCCTATGGTAATCGGTACGTGAGAAAAAGAAGAGAGTGATGGGTGGGCGAATACATCACTCTCATCCCGGTACACAGCAACAACCGGCAGTTCTGGCCTACGAATCTCCGCACCTGAATAATATTGGATCCCTGTCCGGGCCGTAAAGGCATCAGCTACGAGAAATCCGTCCTCTCGTAGAGTTGTGCCATTCAAAGAGACGGCGTCTAGGAACTTCATCGGGAACCTCAATATCATGCCTAACAACTTTATTTTGGCGTGGCAAGGGATAGTATAACGCTTTCCCTACATTTTGCGCTATCTTCTGTAGTTTCTCCCGCCTATGTTGACATCCAGCACAAGCCATTGTTGCTATACTCCTTCTACTATACCTTGTGCTACGCACCGGCATTGTATAGGTTGTCCGGGCGGAAGACCATCCTCAGCCCCTGTGGGTTCATCATACTTATACTTGTTTCCCTCTAGTTGGGAATGACGCGGTCTTACCCTTTCGTCTAAAGACGTTCTCCAGACATATTCTTGGATGTCAGCTTGTTTATGCCTGATTTTATTTAGATCAGACGTCAATTTTGCCGTTTGGTCTCTGGCGATTAGTTGGGCTCGGGAATCACTAACCCCAAATACATCCGAAATACCTTTCTTAGTATCCCGGAGCGACCATCCGTTAATTACAGCATCAATAACTATTCTTTTTACCTTATTCATGGTATCACTGGCTATATTGGTGATTAGTGCAGCATTTCGAGCTGCCGCGGCATCCAGATAATCTTCCAGATCGTCATCCCGGACTACCGACATGACATTGACGCCCAAGGTTTTGAGCACATGGTCACTAAAGGTAGCGGTATGGCGCTTGGCTTCTGCCCTAAGGATTCTACTCACCATCGCCGCTGCCATACGTGCCGCAGAGCGGCCAATAGCATCATAGCTATCAAAATCACCAGGATCAACATCGGCAACGCTAACACTGTCTGTCCCCATCTGGCGCTGTTGCTGGGTCAGATATCCGGCTAGATGCTCTGCCACAGCTAGGTTCATAGCACTAAGCATGGAACGTAAGGCTTTTAGTATAGCGAAGTATGTAGATCGCCTGTCCTGTAGAACAGGCAAATTGGTATCTCGTTTCTTAGCTGCAAGCTTAGACAGGTTGTAGTTTATCATTTAGGTGGCAGTTGTTTGTTTCCTAACTCAAGATTGATACGCTCTACTTCTTTCTCGTATTCTTTCTCTGCCTCAGCCTCATAGTCGGGCAAGCCACCAGCAGCATCTACTTCATCACTAAAGCCAGGCAAGATACCATCCTCAGTCAATAGGTTGACCCCAGACTTGGCAACCGCCTCTTGTGGGAACAGACCGGTGTTATTGATGATCTGGATTATCTCAGCATCCAGCTTTCCGATCTTAGCTCGTTCTTCATCCGAGATCTGCCACAGTGGGTTCCAAGTATAGTAGATACCAGGATCTCTTGTACCAGTGGCAGACCTAATGATGCACTCGTCTAGTATTGCCATCGCTGGAGTAAATTCCAACTCTTGCATTGCGGACACTCGATCATAATAGTTCCGGAGGTCAGACTCTCCCGTGCTATTGAGCCCTGCCGGTGACTGTCCCAGTAGTCGAGTACTCGGTATATCGGCGGCTCCGCTGACGAGCTCGAAAAAGCGGACGAGCAGTTCCGGCAAGGTGGTAAAGTTGGGATTCTTGACTTCGTACTCTTCATCTTTATCTAGCATCAAGGTGCCATTGATGCCCTTAGCTGTAGCAGCAAGGGAGAATCTTTGCAGAAGTCTGGATTCATACTCAGGATCGATCAAGCTGGCCATCATGTCGGGAATGCGAATGACATCCAGCTTTGCCTCAAAGACAAGGGATGCAACATTCGCGGCAACGGAATCTGCTTGTTTGATCGCCTCAAGCGTCGCCAATAGCACGGAATCGCCCCATAACAGGGTGGTAGCGTGCATGAGATTGTCTGGAAGCTTCTCTCCGATAAACAGGATCAATCTGGTGGGATGAATCCGGATAGGATTATAGACGCCCTGTGGATGAAGCTCGTACCATGCAGGCTTTCCATAGTACTCGCTATTCGGGTTCGTCTCGATCTCACCGGCCTTAATATCGGTGCGTTGCAAAGGCTGGAGGAATCTCAATCCATCTTTACCCACAGTGGCTGCATTGAGTGGCAGGGCCGGATCACCATCCCCAGTGCTGATATACAGCGCCGAACCGCCGAACAACCTGGCCTTTACTTTCGCTTCCAGTATCTTTCCTTGTACACCGAGCCTTGCTTCCGTGGCCTCCAACAACTCGATCTCATCGAAAGATGCCTGCCACGCCCTCCAGCGCCGAGTAGCATCCATGGCAGGGATGGTAACAATCTTCTTTGCAAGCCAGGATGCCCTAAACATAGTGGTCAGGTCGGCATCGGTGATGAATGGTATTTGGTAGAAGGATGTAGCGGACTTATCTCTACCGGTGCCTAACCCAGATACAAAGTTGGTCAGAGTATCCCGGACAATAGATGTAATCTTTCCCATCTCAAACCTCCAGATACGGACCAACTACGAGCTCAACCCAAGCTCCATTCTGCCGGACATACATCTTTCCATCCATCGGCGCTTCCGGTATGCCAGCAGGTGGTATTGCTTTCCATGTCTTGTCGCCAAACCAGACATAGGCGGCATTGCCGCTAGCTATGGTTGGCTCTTTACCATTCAATGCCGTCTGGGTTGCAGTGCTTATAGGCTTGTTGGCATCACTAGTATTATCGACATTGGCTAAACCAACATCTGTTTTAGTTAACGTAACCGCGCCCGTCCTACCTGATACGCTTTGAACGGGTGCGGCCGCAGAAGAGCGGGCAGTCGTAAAGTAGAGATTTGTAGAACCCTCGGGTACCGCATCTGTAGAGCCAGGCGATGGCGAAATCTCGATATAGGCGGACCCCGTCCATCTATAAACCTTATTGGTATCAAGTGCGACATAGATTACTCCAACACTTCCACTTGCTGGAAAGGCCCCTAAATTAGCAAACTCCAGAACATCATCTACATATGCTGGCAATTGTGCAGCAGGAACCTTTGCTGATGCATCCAGAGATGCATAACCGTTGGCTAAACCCTTGGCACTCGTATCCTGCTTGCCGGCAATAGCCGTATCTTGTGCAAACTGGGCCGCATCCAGCCCAGTAACGCCAGAGGAAGGTATGGGTAAAGTGGGTGGAAAGGTGGCCGGCTTACCAGTAATAGTGCCCCAGTCTGTAGCTGGCAATTCAACCCAAGACTTATCCCCACGCCAGAACTGTGCAGTAGTACCACCGGTAATCGTCGGTTCTTTACCATTGAGTGCTGTTTGTGTTGGTCCAGATACCGGCTTATTGGCATCACTAGTATTATCTACGTTGTTTAGACCGACCGCAGCCTTATCTAGTGTTTGCCAAGTCTTGTCGCCACGCCAATACTGGGTAATAGTACCAGAAGGGATAACCGGTTCCCCAGCTGGAGGGACCGCTTTCCACATCTTATCGCCAGCCCAAAAGTGAGCCGGATTGCCAGTAGCGATGCTACCTTCTTTAGTATTGAGTGCTGATTGAGTAGCGCTACTGATAGGCTTGTTAAGATCACTAGTGTTGTCTACATTAGGTAAACCCACAGCTGCTTTATTCAGCTCTCTCCAGGTCTTATCACCACGCCAGTATTGAGTAACAGTTCCCGGAACAATGATAGGCTCGCCAGCTGTTGGGTCTCCACCGCCTATATTGATCCATGCTGAACCGTTCCACATGAAGATTAGGCCATCAGAAGAAACGGCATAGCCCTCTGCATAGGGGAGTGGGAAAGGACCGGGAATACCCATTAGACACCTGCTAGAGAGTAATTAGAACGCCGCGTTCCTTCTAGTGCATACCGCAAAGCATCGATAACGTGATTATCCTTGTCAGCTAATATCGGCAGTATTTCTTCTGTCCTTGGATCGATCTTCCATGAATAGGTGGTCATTTCCTCTATGGTACGAGTACATCTAGGATGCACCACTATGTCAAAGGACTTTAGGAACTCAATACCATCTTCCACACTCCCCTTGCCTTTTATGGACTCTTTCATCCGGGGATAACCATGGCGCCTCAAATACGCTATGGTCTCTGGGCGGGCATTGTCGGCTGTACAAGGCCACTTGTCACTATCAGGAATTTTCCTAAACAGGTTCGGAGTATCGTCAATCTCGCAATGGACCTTGCTAGCTTCATAGTCGATATAGAGAGTCCGACCCTGAATAAAACACCGGATCATGACAGTAGGATCTAGTGCATACCCAAAGTCCACGCCATGATAAAACCGAGCATCAGCTGGTGTATTGAACTCCTTGATGGACCAGTTCCTGAATACCCGGGCTTCGGACATGGTAAGATAGTGCCCGAGCCAGACATGGGAATACTTATCTATGTCTCTAGCTCTATCGCGCTCCATATCTTTCCGGATATCTTCTGGAAAGAACGGGTTGTCATAGTAGTTAGCTGTTACTAAAGCAAAATCCGGACTGTCTGCATTCTCGTTGAACATTCGCTCTACTGGGGTCTTGGCACTAATCGGGTTCCATGCAAAGTCCAGAACAGAACCTTTGGCCCGAAACGTTGGAGTAATCAGCTGAATTGACCGCTCGGTCAATTGCTGGGCTTCGTCACAGTAGAATCTATTAAAGGCTTCTAGGGATTTAATCGTTTGTGCAGTATGATTCTGCATACCTCTAAAGATAACTAGACTATCTGTAGGCTCGTATACTATCTCTCGATCTGTAATCTTGAAGAATGGAGTCATCTCGAATAAATCGATCTTGTCCTCCAGCAGTTGTTTAGAGCTATCCTTAATCGACAACTGTACTTCTCTAGCGCAGCAAGCACGAGTATGCTGCACCATCATGTCCAGGATCAAATCCTCAGCAAAGAAGTGAGATTTGCCAGATCCGCGGCCTCCCCTTGCGCCGCGGTATCGTTTCTTGGGCTTGACACATAGAGGGTCAAAGACCGGAGGAGTCTCTACAAGCAGCTTACCGTTGACTATTGGCATCGTGCTCAATAACCAATGGCGGTACTCGCTCAATCATAGTGAACGGTACGGGTTCACCATTTGGACCAGTGACAGTAGTGGACGCACCATAGCCCCTATTGCGGCCACGCCGATCCAGAAACCAGCGAGTATACTTGTCGTCACCTTGATATATGCCGGAAATAACGTTGCCCTCGGCAACATCCAATATGAGCTCAACTTGCTCCTCCATAAACTTAATCAGGTGTGGACGCTTCTTGATGAAGTTCTCCAGCCCAATCCGGGAGCAACCCAAGGCAGTAGCGGACTGGGTCAGCAACCCATGATTGACAGCCAGTGCCCGATATACTTCCGGCTCTGTCAGTTTCCGGTATGGACGATAGTCCTTTGGTGTTTGGATATTCAATGCACCGAGCCTCCTTGAGTTGAGGCGAGCTGTAATGCCGACCCATCATTCGGCATGACAAGCCTACCGCCATGATACTCTGCCAAGGCATGGGCTGCGGCTATCCAGTCGTAGGCTACAACTACCGCGTACCCACAGTGGCGCAATTTACGATGCCACCTCTCTTGCTCATCCCGAACTACGCCATTGGGACGCTTCATTTCCAGAAAGAGGCCAGGATAGAAACCAACCGGGAGTGGCAGCATCATATCCGGTACACCTGGCTTAGTGCCTTCCGCCTTGAGTGCAGCAGCGACATGTGGTTTACGATCTCCGCCATTTGGTATGGCGAAGATCATCTCCAGTCCCGGGAATCGTTGGCTTCCTTCCACTGCAATCCATTGGCATAAGGCTGACTGGTGACCATGCTCGGTACCAGATTTAGCAATCTGAGCTGGCGAGAGTATTCCCTGCATAGGCGAACAATAACTCGCCTTTGTTGCACCTGTCACCAATAGATTAAATAGAGTATCCAAACCCAGAATGCCAGACAGAATGGAGTGCCTATGATTACCCCTCTCCAGAAGTTTCTAGGCATCTAAATGACTTATCTCCAACTCTAAAGCGAGCTGATCTAGTAAAGGAAGTAATTTCCTTTTCTCCGGATTAACAATCAAGTCAGAGACATGTAACTGCCGTCCATCATTAGCATTCCACCAAGCAGTCAGTAGTAATGGTTTCTCCCACAGTTTGACATCTAGTCCTCTCTCACCTTCTTCTCTATCCCGACCCGGCAGCATTTCTATCCTTTCCCCAAAATGAAGAAGAGCCGCTGTTCAGCTCTAGCGTTTGATACCCGCGGAGGATACGTTTGCTGAAGCTTAATAAGCGGCTCTTCAAACCCGCACACCGAACAAAGGACGTGGTCATCCCTGAGCGCCAGTGAATGTTGGGTTACGGTGAAAGCGAAAGCGAACCACTTCTCTCCCGCTCACCGATGCCTAACATTACCCCTGCAAAAACACCCTGTCAATCAATTTTGCGGCGGCTTATATTCATCCCAAAAGAGTCCCGTCTCATCAAAGCGATTAGGCTTAGGCGCCACCCAAGGCGGAGGAGAACTATGGTAAAAGTTCTCCAGTAAGTTCCTTAATGACTCTATCTCAACTCTATCCTTCTTAGACTTCGTACTATACTGCATAATCGTTAGAGCATCAATCACAAGCCTCAATTGAGGAGCAAAGAGCCCACAACTATAGTATCTCATATT